ACCGTAAGCACTGTTAAGTTGAATCTTACGCGCCATCTGGATATTATTGCATCTAGCAATCTCTTTCTCAAGAGTTTTGGTAGGAGTTTTTTCATAGTCCTGCTTTGCCTGAAGCATCTTCTTTTTATAGATGGTGCGATCCTTATAGATCTTCTCCATCAACTCCGGCAAGAATCCACGGACATCTTTACGGAACATTGCACCATTGGCACAGACCGCATTGTCCTTATACATCTCAAATGTTAGTTCCTCATTAAGTATCTTATCAACGGTAACCGATGGATGTCGTTCATCGAGTAACGTCTCCGGTGAGATATTGTACTGCATAATAAGATGAGGATAGAGAGAGTTGAGGTCAAAACTAACAACCCAATCATACTTTCCCGGAATCGGTTCTTTAACATACGCACCCGCATACTTAGAATCCTTGTCTGAACGTTCTTTGGGTGGAATCACAATATCTCTTTTCTTGAGATAGTTGTAAATGATCGCATCCCACATACGAACCTGATAGAACACATCAGTATAGTTTACTTTGGCATCATATGCCATAGTAATTGCAAGTTCAATCAGTTTCATCTTGTCTTCCATGCGGTCAACAAGTTCTACGTCAATGATGTTATATTCTACAAACTTCTGCCACCCGTTTGTATAGAAATCTTTAAATGTATCAAACTCAGAGTGATCTAACTTCTTCTGTCCAAGTTCTACACTAGCTATGTAGTCAAGACGATATGATTCTTGTGCCTTATATGTAAACTTTTTATATAAAGTCAGATAATCAAGTTGAGTAACACCACCGACATCATATGAGATCTGCTTGCGACCCATCACGACTTCTTCTCTTTCAGTCACAAGACCCCAAGGAGACATACGTTTCTTTAACTTTTCTCCAAGGATTCGATCAATACGACGAACCAGATATGGAATATCATACAGTTGACTGTTCCAACCAGTCACAACCTCAGGAGTATTCTCCTCAATCATCCACCAGTTAATAAAGTCAGTGAGAAGTTCATACTCAGTTCTGAATCCCTTATAAAGAACATTCTTCTGGGTATTATTAAAAGAACCACGACCCCAAGTGCGAATCTGCTTGGTATTGTAATCCTGAATTGTAATCAGCAGAACTTCTTCCGCGGCAGATTCTACATCAGGAAATCCATTCTCTGATGCAACCTCAATATCAAGGGTAGCAATCTTAATCTTACTAGCATCAAACTTAATCTCTTCTTCGGGATACATCTCAGAAATATACTGATAGATGTATCGGTCATTGCCATAGATTTTAAAGTTCTCTACACCCTCATACTTCTTGATAAAATCCCTACATTCACGAACAGATCCAGGTTCTACTGATTCAACATATTCTCCCTCAAGAGTTTTATATTTTGTCTTCTTTTTAGAGGGGACAAAAAGTGTTGGAGAAAACTTTTCCCTCGTTGCAAAGTGCCTACCATTCTCATAACCACGAACCAGAAAATGATCCCCGATCATTTGAACATTGGTGTAAAATCTCATTATGAATCCTTTGGTGACGAATGTTCGTTTCAAACTTCTCTGTGTATATTATAGCACCCTTTCCCGTAAACTCCTCACATGCACTGACAAACATTGAAAAGTAATGCCAGTATTTTGGAGGAATATACTGAGGAGACATACACACAAAGATGTGATCAAAATTATAATTATCAAACTTATAATCTTCTTTCTCTACGTTTCTATAATTTGGAACAACTTCATCATTAAATCTATTTCGAATTTTGTTCCCACTATTACTATTGCCAATCCAAGTAAAAGAATTTAACTTTCCTTTACCACCTAACCAGGCACCCCAGTTTCCTTCGTGAATCCTATCATATTTCAGTAACTCATAAAACTCAGTTTTATAAGCGTCCTCATCAGGCATTTCTCCAGTATAATCTCCACCAAAAACATCATCGTGATGATCTATATTGATTAGATCAATGTTTTCGCAATTAGCAATACTGAATAAAATAGAATCGTGCTCATATCCAAAAGAAACACTATCACAATTGCGAAGTGCTTTCAGAAAAGTATTGTAGCAAAATAAAAGATTTGATTGATCAATATTGAAATGACTTTCCTCAAAGTCAGTTTCACTAAAAAGTTGCTCCCACCTTATTCCTGGATTATCATTGAACTTTAATCCATTATAAAGTTCAATAACTGGTCCCATAATGTAGTCCAGATCAATACTAAGAACTTTCATTAGTAAGACTATTGTATTTTTTCAAAAGTTCTGGGTTTGGATCGGCAAGAGTAATGATCTTATCAGAACTGATCATAAACTCTTTTTGATTGGTATGATCCATCATCCAAGAGCAGAGATTATTCCCTTCCCAGATTTCCATAGGATTAATAAGTTTGCAGTCTGGTTCACCAATATCGGCACCAACTTCATCAATCTCACTAATCAGTCTTTCACTGTTCGTCAGTAGAATCAGTTTGATCACTTTGTCCATTTAATTTCTCCTCATACAGTTCTTTCAATTGTTTGACAGGTTCAACTATCGTAATTACTCCATCGGGACGAATTGGGATTTTTGTATCCTTAGATAATACTAACCAAGGACGAAGACGTATCTGAAATTGTGGTATATGATCATTATCTTCTTCAACAAAAACCATTTCTTCTTCACATAAAACAGAGTGTGGATTATCTAGTAGATATCCGACTACATTATCTTCGGACATAATTTCTTTCACATCGGCAATGATGTCTTCACCAGATTTTAATACTGCAAGTTTGATCGACATTTTTACTTTTTACCTCATCTAATTATAACAATAAAAAAGAGGGGTGTCAACTGGATTTTGCCAGTCGATCCCCTGCGGCGACGATACACCTTATTTAGAGATAATCCTTTCTTTGATGATGCTCTGGAACAATCTTACCAAGTGTAATACTCAGTAACCCATCCTCAAAAGTAACTGATCTAACTTCCGTTTCATCTGAAAGTGTCCAAGCTCTGGTGAAAGATCTCTGAGCCACTCCTCTATGGACATATTCTGTTCCAGTTTCTTTATCCTCTTTTTGTCCTTCGACAAAGAGTTTACCGTCTTGTGTGTAGACATTGACTTCTTCTTTTTTGAATCCTGCTAGTGCTAGTTCTAGTCTCGATTCTACGTTACTAACCGTGACTAGATTATATGGAGGATAGTTTGACGTTGTTTCGTGAAGGTTAAACAACCGATCAAAGTATTCATCCATACCAATACTGTTTCTATTTATACGTTCTAGCAACTGATTCATGTTTGCAGCGTTGTACCTTGTTAGGTCTCCCATTGTAGCTCTCCTAAAAGCGAGATTGCGTTGTGTGGACCCCGAAGGCATCCATAGTATATATTAGCATAAGACATAAAAAACGGGGTAGTGAACCCCGTATTTTTTTATTCGGTTTTACTTAAGATCAACACGAATTGCTTCAGTCTCACCTTCAATTTGAGGAATCCAATAGAGTTCCAAAGGTAGTTTTGCAAGTTCAACTTTAGGAAGGTCAATCTTCATTCCAACATTAGCAAACCGTTCTTCAACCCAAGAAATGTACCAGTTGATAGTGTTATCAAGAATGTCTTTGATAGTATCAACCATTTCTTCACGTTCTGCTTCAATCTGATGTTCGCATATTGCATAACTGGAAGCACAAACACGAACCTTAGATCCTGTGGCAAATGCTTTCCAAGTCCATCGGAGGATATCGTTAGCATATCGATAATAAAATCCTTCATCAAGAACCTTGTGGTAGCAAAGCACACCATCAGCAGCTTCTTTGTTCTTTGCAAAATTTGGTTGGTTTGCAATCCAGTGCTTTACTTCTTCCTTAGAAGTGTTGAAGACACGAAGTGATTTTACCTTGGTCTCAAGAATAGCATTACGAATAGCACCAATTGTGCTTTTGTGCCCGCCTTTGGGGTATCGTTCATTTACACCAGCAGCATTAAGGAGAATATCCACATTCTTCTTGGTGACGGGAATACCATCATCATCCATCAAACGTCGAATGATGTGAAAATCCTTTGTTCCAGCATTTTCACTATTGTCAGTGGCATTAGCACGAAGTCCCATGAGGGACATGGCACTGTTATCAGATAATTTATCAAGAACTTCAACACCAGTCACTTTACGAACATATAGTGCAACAGGAGCATGAAGCCAATTATTTTCAATCAGTGCTCTAAGAAGATGTCGATGATCGAACTGAAATTCATTTTCAGCAGCATCAACGAAAATACTTATCGGCCAACCAAATACCATCCACATGAAGTTGGTAGTAGATGCAATCAACATCTCCAACTTACTTTGAATCAACTCACTTTTTCGTGGATAGTTTGCAGTCGTTGCCTTGATCTCACTAGTGGGTCGAGATCCAAACCCTTTGAATTCATATAACGGATAATTAGGTCCATCCGTGCCTTCAACTCCCAAGAGATCTAGTGGAAACTCTCGGTCTTGAGGGACTTGTTGCTTTTTATACATACTCTTAATGGTACGGAGGTCAGTGTGTCCAGACTACTGCTGTTCACCTCCATATCATAGAACACAAAAAAGGGGGCGTCAAGCCCCCCAATTTCATTCGGTTTCCTCTGTTCGTTTCTTCTTAGACCCAATATTATACTTAGTCTCAAGAATCCAATCTTGCTTATCCTTGTAAGCAAGAACTTTGATTTGATTGAGTGGTGCGATATCTTGAATCTTGTCTGCATCAACAATGCCAATAAGACCCCAATCAACAAGCAGTTGAGCAATACGGTTACGACGTTGGACATCGTTCTGTGTCAGGTTTGCATGTTTAC